ACAACATAAAGAATCTTTCTGATGAAGTATTAAAACTTCAACAGTTAGACAGAAATATAAAAGCAAAAGAACAAGATCTAAAAAGTTTAAAAGAAACCGCTGAAAAAATTTCAGGAGAAGTCATTCCGACAATTATGAATGAAATGTCTTTGTCTTCTTTAAAACTAGCAGATGGTTCTTCTATAGAAATTAAAAAAATTTATGGCGCTTCAATACCAATAGCAAAAAGAGAAGCGGCATTTAACTGGCTTCGAGAAAACGACCTAGGTGACATCATTAAAAATGAAGTTACTGTTTCCTTTGGTCGTGGCGAAGATAACAAGGCGGCAGAATATGCCTCCCTTGCACAAGGTCAAGGCTACGAACCTGCACAAAAACTAAAAGTAGAACCTATGACTTTAAAAGCATTACTCAGAGAGCGAACTGAAGCAGGTCAAGAAATGCCTTCTGAGTTGTTCAACACGTTTGTAGGAAACCAAACAAAAATAAGGAGTAAATAAACATGAGTCAAGAAACAAGCGACTTAACTGTTAAGAAACAAGCAGGAGTACCATCCACTTCATTATTTGAAGCGGATGCGAAGTTAGGCTTAGAGAATATGGACCAAGATGATTTGGCCCTACCATTCCTAAAACTACTTCAAAACAGTTCTGACGAAACGAAGAAAAAACATGCTTCGTATGTCGAAGGAGCTGAACCAGGAATGTTCTATAATACAGTGACTAAAAAACTGTACGATGGAGCTAAAGGCATAGAAGTAATTCCGTGCTTTTATAAACTCACTTTTCCTGAGTGGGCACCATTTGAAAGACGAGAAGGTCGTCCTGTATCACCCGATAGAGGAGCCGATGTTCTTTCTCAAACTAAAAAAGATGCATCTGGAAAAGATGTTCTTACAAATGGAAACATCATTATTAAAACAGCTAATCATTTCGTTATTATCCTTACGGATAGTATGGTTGATAAAGCGTTAGTAGCGATGAAGTCTACTCAACTAAAAGTAAGTCGAGGATGGAATTCAATGATGAAAAGCATCACTGAAAAAGGTCAAAATAGTACCTTTAATCCGCCATCTTTTAGTCACATCTATCAATTACGTTCAATAGAAGTAACAGGTAATTTTACCTGGTACGGTTACAACGTAAAACTTTTAAGAAAAGTAGATAATGTAGATCTATATCAACAAGCTAAAGCTTTTCACGCTTCAATAAAAAGTGCACAAGCTAAAGCTGCTGAGAAAGAAGATACAAACTTCTAATTTTCACCAAAGGTGAATACAGGGGCGGTGGAAGCGAGAGTGGAAGCCGCCCCGCTTAAAAGGGATGTATGATAGATGAATATATAAAACTGTTTTCTGGACTCAAAGAAAACTTTGGCAAAGCCGACATGTCCAAAGCTGAGTTTGATAAAGAAAGAAATAAGATCAAACCTCACTACGTGTGGGCTCAAACAGCAATCACTCCTTTTCATTACAAACAACATTTAGACGGAACAATATCAATAGGGATTCAACCCTGTACCAAAGAGGGTAAAGCCTCTTTTGGATGTATTGATATAGATCCTAAAAATTACAAAGAATTTAACATACCTATTTTACTCTCTTATATAGAGAAATATAAACTTCCCCTGGTCGCATGCCGATCAAAAAGTGGAGGATTACATATTTATTTATTTCTCAAAGAAGCCCTTGATGCTCAAATTATGCGAGATTCACTAGCTTCTATACTTTTACCTCTCGAATTAAAAAGAACCACTGAAATTTATCCTAAACAAGTTGAACTAGAACCGGATGAACATGGGAACTTGGCAGGAAATTTTATTAATCTTCCTTATCAAAAAGAAAAAGAAACAACTCGTTATGCTCTGGACAAAAATAATAAGCCTTTATCTCTAGAACAATTCATTAAAATAGCCAAAGAATCTCAATTAGATTCTGAAGAATTAGAAAAGCTAATCACACGATGTGAAGAAGAAGTTTTAAAAGGAGGAGATCCTGAATTTGAAGATGGTCCCCCATGTTTACAACGACTTTCAAAAGTAAAACTGAGAGATGGCAGAGATCGTTTTATGTATAACTATATGGTGTTTGCCAAGAAAAAATATGGAAAAGAATTATGGAAGGACAAAGTTAACGAAGCTAATAAATATTTTACAGAACCTTGGCCTCTTAAAAAAATTTTAGACAAAACTAACTCCTGGGATAAAGATACGGCGGGACATACCTGTAATGATGAAATTTTGGAACCTAAATGCATAAAACATGTTTGTGTGAAGAGAACTTACGGGGTAGCTTCCGATCCCACTTCTGTCTTTCCTCTTATTTCTGGTTTACAAATTATTATGAGTACTATACCAAAACTTCGATTCACTGTAGAAAAACCGGATGGTAAACCAGCTCCATGTGAAGCTTCTAACCCAAAGATAGTAACTAAACAATCTGATTTATTGGATTTAATTTGGTTACAAGCAGGTTTTATGCCCGATCCTTTACCTCCTAAAAAATTTAGAGTCTTTCTTAATCAAGTAAGAAAAAGTGCTGTCACTATTTATCCCGCCTCCGGAACCGATATTAAAGATCAATTGTATCAACATCTTTACGAATATTGTGTTAACAGTGCTCGCGCTAAAAAACGTAGCGACATTCGAGGAGGACTGTGTTGGACTGAAAGTGGCTATCACCATTTTCTTTTTTCTTCTTTTTTTGAATCCCTTCCTCTTAAATGGAAATTAGATGCTCGCGACACTGGAATTATTATGAAACAAGAATTAGGAGCCGAGGATGATTGTTCTTACAATATAGATGACAAAACTCAAAAAGTTTGGCGTCTTAAACAAATGAAAGTAGATCAAATTGAATATAGAAAAGCAAAGAAAAAGGAGTCTAATTACTAATGAACTATAAAGTGATAGGTCCACCAGGTACTGGAAAAACACAAACACTATTAGATAAAGTAATGGAATATAAAGAATCAGGATCCTCTCTGGATCGTATTGGTTATTTTGCTTTCACACGTAAAGCTGCATATGAGGCAAGAGACAGGCTTCTAGAGACTTATTTATTTTTAGAAAAAAAAGATGTTAAACATTTTAGAACCCTTCATTCTTTTGCCTTTAGATATTTAGGACTAAAAGAAGAAAACGTCATGCAGGAAGAACACTACAAAGTAATCGGGGAAGAATGTGGATTACGAATTAAATATGCTTCATATGAAAAAAACGATTTCAATGGAATCTTCACTTCAAACAGTGAATATTTAAGCCTAATTAATTTAGCACGTGTTAGAAACATTAGTGTTTTAGATCAACTCGACCGTAATGAACACCTTGGAAAAATTGAAAGAGATAAACTTCAAGTAGTAGCAAAACATATTGATGATTATAAAAATGCTTATCACCTCACCGACTACAACGACATGTTGGACAACTTTATAACAAACGTTCAATTACCCAAAGCCAAAGTACCTCAATTTGATGTTATTTTTATAGACGAAGCTCAAGATCTGTCCATTTTACAATGGAAAATGATCAAGGTTCTGCAACAATATACTAAAGATGTTTACGTTGCAGGAGACGATGACCAGGCTATTTTTGGATGGGCTGGCGCTGATGTTGATTCTTTTATTAATTTTGATGCAACCGAAATTTCTTTAGAACAATCTGAAAGAGTCCCTAAAATAATTCAAGAGCGAGCTATGGATCGATTGGATAATATTAGAACAAGAATCTTTAAGACTTATTATCCTACGCCTGAAGAAGGAAATATCCAATCCTTTTTTTCTATTAGTCCTATTAATTTCTCAAAAGGGGACTGGTATATTTTAGCTAGAACTAATGATTTATTAAAACCTATTTGTAAAGAATTAAGGAGACGTGGCATTTACTTTGAAACCAAAGATGGAAGAAGTATGAATGAATCTTTATACAAAGATATTTTAAACTGGGAAGCCTGGAGAAAAGGAAACAGTCTCAACACCATAGAGATTCAAAGACTATTAGAACGTTTCAATAAAAAATTTAGAGAGACCGATGATAAACTTTTTACCTTAAATGATTTAAAAAAAGAATATAAATTAGATTCAAGTCTTCAGTGGTATGAGGCCTTTACGGCTGTAACCCCTACCACCAAAACTTATATTAGAAGTATGAGAAGAAACGGAGAGGACTTACGCATTAAACCCAGAGTTAAAGTTCTAACTCTGCATAGTTCAAAAGGAGGAGAAGCTACGAATGTAGTGATTCTTCAAAATCAAACCGCCAACACAATCAAAGGAGCAACGAAAACAATTATGAAACAAGATGAAGAACAAAGAGTTTGGTATGTCGGTCTTACCCGATGCAGTAAAAATTTATTTTTAATTCGATGTAAAGATCGAAGCAAGGAGTTTAAAATATGATAGCTAAAATGGATTTATTATCAGTCACGTTGTTTACAGCATTATGGATATATTTAAACATATGAACCCCTACAAAAAACAAATCGGAGGATCTCACTATAAAGATATGAAGATTCAACCGGCACAGTTTATCAATGAGAATAATTTGCCTTTTGCAGAAGGAAATGCTATTAAATATATCTGCCGTCACAAACATAAAGGAGAAGTACAAGACTTAGAAAAAGCAAAACATTATATTGATATGATTATTGAAAGAGACTACGGGGAGCAAGCGTTACCCTTACCTCACGGATTTACTTTGGAGAAAAAAGAATAATGCAGATTCCTTTATTCAAACCACAAACCGAATGGGTTAAGCCGGAAGAATTTCCTGATCTTAAAGACCGTCAACAAATTGCAATCGATTTAGAAACTTCGGATCCTGATTTAAAAACAAGAGG